ATACCCCAATCACCATTAGTAATGTCACTGACAAACCTAACGATCTCACATGAGAGACTAGGACCTGATCTACGTGGACCACGATCTTCTCTAAAGATTGGTAGTGTGTAAAAGAAATCGGTGTTAGCGAGTTCTTTAAACTTGATCTCACGATCCTGAATTGACTTCCAGTGGTCGACACCGTATTTGTTTTCGATGCCACTAAAGAAATCGGCGATTACGCCATCCATATCTAAATATACTGTCATTATGCAGCCTCCTCAATCATTGGTGAACCGTCAAAGTTTGTTGACATGATAACTGGTTGTCCACCAAGCTCATTCTCACCAACACGACACTCGATCCAACGAGCAGCTTCTTCGATGGAATCAAAACCTTGGGACTCATCAGCATCAAAACCAGTTTCAGTCTTGATCTCTACAGTACCACGGAATGAACCAAGCATATCTGTATCGATAAATGCTGTATGGTCTGAAACAATATTTGAAGCTTTGTAGAAACCTTCAGAAACTTTAACTAACTTTAACATGATTTTTCTTTCCTTTTCCATTTTATAGATCTATTATATACCATAAATGGAGAAAAGTAAAGGAAAAAATGCACTTTTTTATTTAATTAAAATAAAGGCTTACGTTTTTTTTCTAGCCGTGGAACATATTACGGCGATTATACTCATCACGAGTCTCAATCAGCTTGTCAATCCAAGCATCACGTGTTTCTTTATACATGACAGGATGGAAATCATCTACATCCATGACAATACGTGTTTGATTGATAGGCATACCAGTACGTTCTTCCCACATAACAGCATAGGCTGCAAGCTGCATGAAGTAGTTACTAATATTGGCTTTCTTCTTAGGCCGGCGTGAGGTCTTCCAGTCAACGATTGTAGGTACACCATCCCATTCAACAATAGCATCACAGGTACCTGCTAGCTTGAGATGATCTGAGTATAGAGGAACTTCTTGGCCATAGACTTTAGTTACATGCTTGTCTAAGAGAGGCCGTAGATTTTCTAAGGATTGTACAACATGAGGCAAGAAGTTTTCTCTACAATCCTTTTCATTCTGAAGATACTTTTCAATAAGACTGTGAACTGCTGTGCCACGAGCTGCAGCACGGCCACCGATACGATTAGCTTCTTCTTCGCCAACACGTTTACGCCACTTGGCAATAGACTCTTCGCTTAGGATAGAGAGTACAGTAGTGACAGAAGGATAAGCATTACCATCAAGGGTAAGGTATCTCCTACCGTCAGGACTATCCTTTCTATCAAGGCTTTCATATCCCATATCAATCTTTTCATGTAAAAACTCCATGCTATTCCCATTCCATCATTTGTTTTATTGTATCAGAGTTATATTCTACCACATTTCCACTAGAAAGTAAACAAAAACCTGTACCTGTTCGCTCAATAATTGCATTTCTTCCATCTGCGTTTACTACAACATACATGACAGACGGGATAGTAGAGCCATCATCTGTCCATGAGTTTCCTCCTAATGCAACTAGAGGATATATTTCTTCTTCTTCCCATAGCGGTATAAGAGAATCAAGATTATTTGAGCAATGTACAGGCTTGGCGAATATCTGTGCATATACTGAGCTGCTGTATAGTATTGCCATAATGGCTAAGATTATTTTCATCTCATTTTAACCCCATCATTTCTTTTGTCATGATATAGTCTCTTACTATACCAGATCTGACAATGTCGTCCCATCCAAATTGCACCAAAGAAAAGTCTTTCATTCTCTCAATGATATTTAAGAACTTGGATAGTCCATTTCTTTCACCTTCGTGGTGAAAATCTGATTGTAGATAATCGCCACAGAAAATCATTTTACAATTTTCTCCAGCTCTAGTCATGACGGAATCTAATTCGTGAAAATTTAGATTTTGCATTTCATCTACAATAATGATAGCACGATCAAAAGTCTTACCTCTAACAAATGATGTTGTTTCGAATTGTACATAATGTGAATTGACAAGCTTATTGTAGGCTGCTTTATCTTGCATCAACTCTTCGCAGATAGATTTGTATGGTGCTTCGAATACTGAAGTCTTTTCTTCCAACTTCCCAGGAAGAAATCCAACCTCTCTTACAGATACTACAGATCTCATGATAATAACTTTATCATACGCCGTAGATCTTTCTAGTGCTGCTTCTAGTGCAAGGTACAATGCAATAAACGTTTTACCTGTGCCAGCTGAACCTGCTAATATAAGATTCTCTCCTTCATCCCATAGATCAAAAGCTTTCTTTTGATTTACAGTAATAGGGTCGAATTCTAGAAGATCTTCATGTCTTACTTTAGAGCTTGTCACGTGTGCACCTTGCTATCTTTTCCTGCAGCCTTATCAATTCGTTTCAAATGGTCTCTCCAATCGCTGCTTGTCTTAGAGAGTGTACTGCCTGATTGAGTAACCATTGCTGGAAATTTCAAGACTTGTTTTGTGTTTGGTGTCTCATCAAGAATAACCTGTAGCTGCTCATAAGAACACATTACATCCCATTCTTCTTGAGTCTTTATATCTTTTAAAGTATACTTAGGCATGCATAAACCATTCTGGTTGTTCGCGTTTGGTCCATACCATTTTGAAACGAGCCTGTTTAGTTTGGTAGAATGCACGATAAGCTTTGACTGGATCTTCAAGTGCAATGCATTCTGGATTTGATTTCATGGCTAGCTTAAACGGTGTCATTGGTCCTTCGGGTATATTACGCGGTGGTGATTGTAGCGGCCATAACAATTCTCGTTGTGTCTTATGAGTTTTGTATGGATCTTTCTCTGTACTATATCTATATGTATACTCGTCACAGAGTGCTTTCATATGTTCCCAGTGCCACCGATAGTTGGAAGTAGACTCCATAGTCCATACAGTACATGGATGACCAGTGTGTACAGCCTTGTAGTATAGTAACTCGGCTTCGAGATCATCAGCACCGAGATATAGATCCCAGTACTTGACCATAGTCTTACCAGACTTTGATGGACGTTTAGTTAGTTGACCGTCGAGCATGCGGTGAGCGGTTGATAGCATTTGACCAGATTCGACAATCATTTTAGGTACATGCTTGTCGCATTGCATTTGCGCAGCTTCGACTGGATCGAGTGATAGTACAAATAGATTCATAGTAAAAAACCCTTGAAATTTAGCATTAGATATATTATACCAAATTTCAAGGGAAATGTACACCGTTTTTTTTATTAATATGTGACTTCAGCAATCCTCCTATCTAAAAACGCTCGTTTCTGTAGAACTTTCTTCATTCTATCGATTAACCCCTTTTTCTTGAGTTTCTCTGCATATGTTTCGAGTTCCATTGAATCTTGTTTGAGTCTTTCGAGCTGAATCGCTGTCATTGATATTCTCCGGTTAAGGGTTGTCTTGTAATAGCCCCGGAAATGCTTCCTCTACGACTTTACGAGTAAGACCTTTAAGGGGCTCCTTGTTTATCATAGATATAACGAGCAGTGCATCTTCAGGCGCGACTGCTTCAATCAAACCAACGAAAATACTTTCTCGCTTATAGGAAGGTAGCTCTGCGCCAGGACCTCCTTCGACAAAGTATTTGAAATCTACATTTCTTTTTAAGAGATTTGACGGAGCATTGTGCTGTCCATCGTTTGGAGTGTAAGGTGGCTTTCCCTTTGGCAGGTTCCACTTTACCTTTGAATCGTATGTACCTCTCAAAATATCTTTAAGAGCCCATGATTCGTTTTTCTTAAGAATTTCTATTTTATCTTTTTTTGACTTTGCTTTTTCAGCTTGGCCAATAACTTCATGTACCATTAGTGTTGCCATCATCACCTCTATTTTTATTTATAATTTCAAGTGTTTTGAATGTATCTTGCAACCGATAAATTCATTATAGTATTCATCACTCAGGAGGACATCACATTGAAACTGAATTTTTGCTTCATAGTACGACATAGATCCCTTAGACTTGCAAAGGTGTAAGATTTCTCTGGAATAGTTTTCTCTTCCTTTGTCTTCGACGAGTTGTTGCACTTCCTTGCTGGATCCATAATATTCTCTCCAGTCGGATTCAACTCTCGTTCGTACTCTTCTATTTCTTTTTGAATTCTTTGGTAATGTCTTAGGCCGCCAGAAGTTCTTTTTACCGATATACTTCTTACCTGTATCCAGCTCTGTGATGAGATAAACGAAGCCCTGATATTCATCGGGGGCTTCGTCAAAAGGTTTGTTTTCATATGTCCACATACGAATATTTATTCATCGTATTCGTCCTTAATCCAATCTTCTTCTTGTGTAGCCTCAGCAATACATCGCCTACCACACATCGGACAAAATTCTGGAGAATCATCAGCTGTAATGTAAGTTGTTTCCTCACACTCTTCGCATTCGATCTTAAACTCCATTATGCTACCTTGTCCCAGCCCCAGTCACCTTCCATACCGTTGACTGAATATTCGGTTACACGCTTCTCAAAGAAGTTATCATGAGATGCACCATTGAGTACCCAATCCAACCAAGGCAGTGGATTATCCTTTTGCTTAAAGATAGGTTTCATTCCTAGTTGCAACAACCGGCGATCCGCGATGTGACGAATATAGTCACGAACTTCTTGTTTATGCAGGCCTTGCATTTCTTCACTACCATTGTAAGCTAGTTTAATAAATGCATCTTCAAGCTTCACTGCATTCTTCGCCATCTCATAGATCTTAGACTT